GCACCCGATAAATCCTCTGTTGCAGAAACTCTGTTTGTTATTTGGTCGAAACCATCATCAACGGTTCTAGTAGAAATTTGAGTGGTCGAAGAAGTTGGCACAACAACCTTATAAGCATGTTGATATCCCGTTACATCTGTCGAGGTCAACAATACAGATAAAATATTAGTTGTCCCAAAATCAACAGTCATTACAGTTAAGCCACTTCCGGCTGTTGTAATGACTCCCATAACCTCTATCTCTAAACTGTCGCCCAGCTTCAGCATATTTGCTGGCAGTGTATATGTAAATGCCGCTATTTCTTCCGCGTAGTTTATTACTTCATCAGACCACGTTTTGTGGAACAGAAGAATATCACCGCTTTTTAAATAATTACTTTCTAATATTGATATGCCCATGTTAACCTCCAAAAACAGACACAGCGGCACCAGTGCCGGTAATGCCGCCTGTTGGTATGACTGCTTTAGAGTAAGACCATGATCCAAATATTTCCGGGATCATTGCGGCTTGATCGTCATCAGCAGACGAAGACCATGCAGCAACAGATAGCGTCATGGTTCCTGCTAAATCCCAGTGTGCATCATCATGAGAAACATATATTTCAACAGTTGCAGTAAGTGCCCCGCTAGTACCGGTCAAGAATGCTTGCCACGCAGGATTAGACGATACAGAAAACGACGAACTTGTTCCCACTGTTTCACGTGCTGAAAAATACGTGTTATTTATTCCATGAGACGTTACCGGCAGCGCCCCGCCAGCGGTTGGGGTTATGCCGGAGAGAGAGACGTTCCCAAAACGGCGTCCTTGCGCATCGAACTCCTCAACGCCGCTGTTATTAAATGTCCGTAATTGCGCAGCATATGTTGCTATTTTTTCAAGCCATTCAGGTAGCATCGGGGTGCCCTCGTTAATCAGTATTCCGGTTGCTGCACAGTAAAAAACGGGCGGTCAATCCGAACAAGGGCGGGTTTTGCAGGTTTTGGCTGCGGGTTTTTTAGGTTTTTATGGTGATTGGCACTTCCACCCAGGTTTTGCATCGGCATTTTGCTATGCCTTCGTGCACATTCACACAACGCGATCTGATCACTTCGCCGTCATAGATTACATGCGCACAGATGCTGCATATCACAGTCACAGCCACTGGCTCGGTTTTTGGCTGTGTGCTGGTTGTCAAAGGTGGGCGTCCTGTGGAATATTGGCCTCGGCGCCTTCTTCTATTCGTTCATCGTTTCTGATCGCGGTTTTTATCTTCTCTATCGCCTCGTCCTCTTCCATGCCAAACACTGGCGGGCCTTCGTGAAAATGGTCGATATAGGAATTTATGGCTTGGTCGAAATTCATCGTGCTGCCTCGCTTTGTATCAGGTTTGTAAAGTCCTCGGCCAGATCAGGGAGCTCGGTCGAAACAAAATTCCACGCGCCGCGATCGTTGCGGGAATAGATATCGAATAAATTAGCAAATACTTCCGTTTCGCTAAAACCCGGGCGAGATAAATACCGCGCTGAATGCCCCCAGCCCAGGCGGTTTTTTGTCAGGGCGCCAAATAGATCGGCCAGATTCATATCCATTTGGTTGCGCAAAAAATCGTTTATCTGTTGCTGCTTTTCAACAGCTCCGGCGGCGCGCGATCGCAGCTGCTTGCGCGCGGCATCAATGGCTGTTTTCAGACCGCCCTGGCTGCCCGGTAGTGAGCTTGCGGGAAGTGTAATCCGCCCGTTTTCTGAATATAGCCAGTAATCGACAAAATGGCCATACTCGTGCCGGTAAACGTCGTGCATGGAATGAAACCCGCTCCGGCTTTTCATCGATGTTTGCGCCAGGTGCAGGCGATCGCCTGTGTACCAGGAGCTCCCCTTTGGCACGATCTCGATCGTGGCGGGTTTTCTCAGGTTTTTTATCAGCTGATTGACTTCCGCCGGGGCGTAGCGAAACGCGTCGTCGGCGTAGCTTTCAAAGGCGCCACGCTCCATGCCGGTCACGATAGTGGCCCCGGTTTGCGTCACCGGTGGCGGTGGCGGTAATACCAGCTTTTCCAGATCCACTCCTTTGCGCTGGTATTTTTCTTTTAGGACCTGCCAGGGCGTGTTTATTTCGTTTTCCTTGAGCAGGCCAATATTCAGCGCTGCGCGTTTTTTCCGTGAATTCAGCACTGATTCCTGAATGCTTCCCGGCTGTGTCTTTAGCCAGTCCAGACGGTTTTGCTGGCCGGCGCTATCGCCTTCAGTGATTTCGTCTTTAAACACTATCTCGACATAGCTCAGCGTGTTCGGGTGAGCGGGCCAGGGGCAGCGCTCACGGCTGGGATATACGCCCGGGCCCAGGCCGTGCACATTGGCGCGCGCGTGCATATCGCAAATATCCGGCTCTGGGTGCGCCGGGCTCAGCAAAAACCGCCAGCCGGCAAAGTCCGGATGATCTGATCCGGTGCTCATATAGGCTTCGCCATGCGCACGATTTATTTCTGTACGAAATACCCGCATGGCGTTATAGCGTGGGCTGCCGGTATTCATTAGATCGCGTCCGACCGTGCGCGCCAGGGTATCCGCCCGGGCTGCATTGAGCTTGCCCGCCACTTCGGCCGGCACAGGTTCGCCGCGGCTTAAAAAATCATTTGTTGCCTGGCTGGCCGAATGCCCCTGCACAACGGCATTGCTAATGGCATCACTAACCATCTGGCTGGCATGGTTGTTTAACCGCCATATTCGATCAGACAACTGTAGCCCATCGGCACCGACAAAATGCTGCACAAAGGTCACCGCTTCCAGTGCCGACCGCGTTAAAAACTGCCCCTCCATTGCGCCACTGTAGGCACTAGCACCCAGTTCTGCGGCCGAGGTTAAACCGCCGGTCAGAAGCTGATCGCGGGCAATATTGAGCTGCCCAAGTATTTGCTGTGATTGCGTCAGCAGCTGCTGCATGCTGGCTAGTTTTATATTGCCATCGATGCCAGCATAACTGCGAATGGCCGTCTGCAGTTCATCCACCGCCCGCTGGTAAACGCTTGTGAGTTGATCAATCACCTGCGCATCCAGCCGATTCATCTCGCGCCGCGCAATCGCCGACCCGCGCTTGATGCGCGCACGTGTGGCAGTGCGGATGTTTTCGGTGATGGTGTTGGCGGTGGCGGACATTAATTGTTTGTAATAGATGTTGCACTCTGCCCCTTCGGCGCATTGTTCGGCGTGATGTTCACATTCGGCGCTGCGCCACTTTGCTCTGGTAAGGTCGGATACGGATCATCGCTATCCATCTCTGCCTGGCGGGCGGCCAGCACTGCTAGCGGATCAAGGCCTGCGGTTTCCCAGGCGATGCGGTTACCAGTGCCAATAGCCTGATATTTCAATGCCAGGTCAGCGCGCTGGTTCGGTGTGTCGGTACGCCGCTCGATAAATACCACGTCAAAATCATACGCATCTGGGTTAATCCCCAACAGTAAAAGCTGCAAACGAAACCCGAGAAAATACACAAATGACAATGTATCCTGCAGTGCATCTATTTCCTCGTAATAGTCTTTTTTTAGGTCCTCCAGAATATCGCGATTCATCCCGTCCGAATAACCGAATAAGGCTTTCGGCGCCGGGCTGCCGGCAAAAAAAGTATCGAGCAAATGCACCACATCGGCGATCTGGTCCAGATTGGTGTCGCCCTGCACCGCGACCACTGCGCCTTTTTTGTTTAGATAATAATTTGTGCTGCCGCTCTGTTGATCCTGCTCTACCTGTTGTTTATACAATGTCAGATCGGCCTCGGTGGCACCCTCGAGGGTGTGCGCGGTGCGCAAGGGCGCGCGCTCGCGGCGGCGAATGACCAGATCTTCCTCGGTCATCATTAGTTTTTGCCAGGTGCTGCGGCTGGCGTCCAGATACGGCCGGCCCATACTGCCCATGTCGTCATGGTTATCCGGATCCAGCCGGACCATGGTCATCCGCCACAAGGGGAACTGCGCCAGCACTTTACCGCTGCCCATATCCAACTGCTCATAAGCCACTTCGGCGCTTTTAAACACGCCATTAATATCCACCACTGGGCGGATGGTTTCGGTGGGCATACGCACGCCGGCCACCACGTTCCGGTCGGTATCTACTACCCATTGCATAGGCAAGTTCCCTTCCATCGCCAGGCCGCGGGCATCACTTTCCAGTTTTTCGTGACGGTTAAGGCCTAGCCGTTTTGCAAACTCCATCCACAGTTTGCTGATGCGGGTGTTATCGGGGGTGATCTTTAATTTCAGCCCGCCTTTCACCGCGGTGCGCGCTATTTTGCGATGGATTTTTTTAACCCGGCCATCGGCTTTGTCCATGTGGCGGATATCCAGTATGGCGGCGCGCAGGCAGGGATCGGTATACATCATGCGCTGCGCGTATTTAATGCTGTTTTCAGGCGTGCTGCGGCTGCCTATTTCACTATTGCCCGGCAAGATTAAACCCGCCTGGCGCAGCGCCATGTTTTCGGCCTTCTCGGGCAGCGTGCCCAGGCCCATTAATTGGTATGTTCTCTGAATTTTTCTCAGGTCAGCCATAACTGGTTAGCCTCTGTGCATTTAAAATTTGTTCGCGCGTGCGCGATGATGGAATCACGATGGTGCTGATAGTGGCAATACCCCGAATCACCAGCGCCCACACGGCCGCCATGTACGCATCGAAAAGGTCGTCACCGATTTTTGAATCGGCCATTTTGTACGTTGAATAAGAGGCCTTTGACACTTCCGGTCGAATGTTTATCAACTGTCTGCACAGCAGGCGCATATCGACCAGCGCATGGTCGCTGGTGTTTTCACCTTCGTAATCGTCGACATACGGCAGCGCGCCCTGGCGATTGTGAAACACATTGCGCACGGCCGTGGCCATCTGGTGTTTGGTCATGCCTTCAAATCGGATAGGGGCAAATGACCATTGCGGCCAGGTGCTGGCTGTGCTTTCGCCATCACCGACTGCGCGGCGATCGATGTTTATCAGGCCTTCGGAAAATAGTTCCTCGTTGATCTGTGTAATCAGACCGATCCCGAAAGCGTCACCCATGGCATAGTCCGGGCGAAAATAACGCCAGAAGGATTTAATGTCGTTTTTCACCACCACTTCGTCCGTGCCCGGTGGCCAGGTCTTTGCAAATATAGTGCATGTGTAAATGCCGATTTGCTCATTCACCACAAAGGCATATTTCGAAGACTCGGGGCGTTCACCATGGCCGGAGTGATCGTATCCTACAGAAACTAGCCCGCGTTTTTCGTATAGTCCGCCCGGTACCGGTTCTACTATTTCGATCCGGGCCTCCATACCCACCTGCAGCGCGATGCGCAGATAGAGCTCCCATACCAGGTTTCTCGAGGCGGTGTTCACGCACGCCAGCTGGCGTGCGGTTTCGTCTTCACTTAGATCCGCGCGGATGGTATTGATCGCCGGCGCGCTCAGCAGCGCCAGATCGATCGCATTGGCGGCATTCAGTATCGGCACCGGATACGGGTAATTACTCACGTCCACCGAATCTTTATTGACCCAGCCCTGGGAGACCAGCTTCCTTACTTCCTCGCGCGCACGCTCGTGATGAAAACATCCCAGCGCATAATAACTGCCATTGTTTAGCATTTCTGTGAGCGTGTCCGCGCCCTTGAATACCCCGGTGATGCGTATCTGCGGATCATTTTTGCTGGTTGCATCAGCGCCCAGCCGGCGGTTCGAGCCCATCATCAGCAAAAAGCGCGAATACAGCCGGTCTTTTGGCATGTCGTCGACTTCCTCCAGCGATGCCACAGTCATATCACCACCGTCGACCTGCGCCATGATGCCATAGGCCTCGGCGCGGCTGCGGTTTGCGAATTCATACTTGGTGTCTGACAGCTGCCGCCGGCCGTTTTTATGTGTGATATAGGAGCTCAGTATTTCAGATCGGCGAATCGCGTCAGTGTGGTACATCATATTTTTGATCGACTGCGCCAGGCGCGGCGCGACGATGCCGAGCTCCTGGTCTGGATTACAGGCATTGTATTCCAGCAAATACATTTCCTTGCCTGCGGTCTTGCCTGTGCGCCGCGATGAAAAATCAATGGTGTTCGGGTGCTCTTCCATCTCGTTCATCTTGAGAATTTGCACCGGATCAAGTTCGACATTGTGCACATATTTGTGCCAGAGGGCGTGGTCGCCGGCATATTTCATTACATGCTGCTCGGCGACATTCTGCATTTCAACGCGCGCAGGTGCCGATACGCGCTCAGCCACGGCCGACCACCTCGCCGTCGAGGGCGTCACCGGTGTTCGAATAGCTCTGGCTGATTAACCGTTTCAGTGTTTCCTGTTGCGCCAGCACGCGCTGCTGATATTCCCGCATGCCCTCGCGATTATATTTTTCATCATCGATGAAACCTTTCATCAAGCCCTGGTCGGTTTGGACTTTAGGCGTCATGCCCATATCTTCCAGCGACAGATTGTTTTTATTAATAAACTCGATCAGGATTTTCAGCAGCGGGTGCGCTTTAACTTCGTGGATAATGACGCGCTCACCGTTCTCGCCATCGATAAAATCAGCAATCACCGGGCGCCCGGTTGTCGGTTTTATCTTCCATTGCGGCGCCACCAGGGTCACCCCTCGCTGGGTGATGTCCAGAATAATATCGTTCAGGATCGCCTGTATCCCCGCTTGCGTGTCCGATCTCAACATGGTCAGCAGTTTCGGGTCGCCAGTCTCGAAGGCCATGCGGTGCTGCATAAATAGCTCCACGCGCGACAGGCAGGCTACTGGATTAACATGGTGGGCCGGTGGATCCTCGATGCATTCCTGATTGTAATAAATACAGGTCGCACAGCGATCGTACTTGCCAGGCTTGGCCGGATAATAGTCCGCGACCCGTGCGCTCAGACCATGCGTCATCGCATTAAACCGAGTTTTTTTCGCATCCTCCGGTGTCGGGTGTCCGTCCAGGTTCGCCGCCGAGGCTGCCTTGCCTTCAGGCGTCACCGGCCCGGTGGCAAACGCATGCGCTTTCAGCAAACCACGCCGGCGCGGATCCTGTTCTGCCTCTACGCCACACTGTGGGCACTCACAAAAATACCGAAACGGATGCCAGGGCCATTCCGGTGCATCCAGCACACGCCCCGGCGCCGATTCAAACTCGTGCGCATTCGCGCATCGGAAATGCGTAATACTTAATTTATCAAGACGTGGTTTACCCATAGTGCCAGCATGCTGACATAGAAAAAATAACCAGATAAGGGCGGGTTTTGTTGCGCTAGTTGTAGGGGCGGGTTTGAAACCCTCCCTTACTTCTAACTAGATGTTTTGATTTTAAACAACTCAAAAAACGCGGGGTCCATTGCCCGATCACCTGACTCCCATTGTTGCCAGGTGCGCAGTTTTTTATAAATAAGCGCAGCAGCGGCGGTCTGCGAGAGACCTGCCGCCAAGCGTGTTTTTTTTATTGCAGAGGGTGCCGGGCTTTTCATTTTTGCAAAAACTGTTTCGACCAGTCCTCGTAGCCGGCGCCTTTTTCGCCGGGTCGCGTGTAGTCTCTATACCGCTCTTTCGACCAAAACATGCGCGTTGCAAATGCCAGGGCAAACATCTGCGCAATATTCATCGCGCCCAGTTTATCGACAATAGTTTCATCGATGCCCCATTTCTCCATCATGCCTGGCTCGTGTATGCCCTCTCGCAGACTAAACAGCATCGAGTCAAACGAGTTCAAAATATTTGCCTGATCTGGCGGCGTGAACTCAGTCAAATGCGCGCCACCGTTGAGCACGTCACAACAATACAGCAGCTCACAGTGAGTCAGCGATGTTTTCTGCTGTGCTGTTATTGCGCACAACTGCACTGCCAGATTTACGGCAGTTGATATACCTATGTTTTCTTCATCATCATCTGCAAGCGTGCGCAAAAAATCAAGCGTGTCATCTGCTAAATAAACCATCATTTTTTTAGTCATTTTATCTCCGTTTTTATAAAATACCCGGCGGGCCATCCCCGCCGGGCCTGGTGCTTACTCGAAGCGGTGCTGCTGTAAATCAGCAAAGCCGTTTTTTATCTCAGCGCGATGCCTGCGCACTGCGCTGGCAATTACTAGCGCAACACGCTGGCTATCGACTAAACGCAAAATTTCAGTGGCTTTATAGTGTTTGCGCGTGTCCAGATTTTTAGTATCTATCCATCCGCGAGTGCCCTCGCGACAGTTGCCGGCGGTCAAACTATCTGCGGCGCAAACATAAACACCCTCAATGTCCGCCGCCTCGGCTAGCACCTGGGCGCGAAGCTGTGCGCGTCGCTCCCGATTTTTATTGATGTGTTGTGTCAGCGTGCTGTAGTCAGTGCCGTGCGCTAGATACAACTCGCGGGCTGTCATGTGATAGTCATCATCAACATCGTCACACTACACTAATTTCAAACCCTGGGCATCAATGTCAAATTTATAACCCGCAGGCGGGCGATGAGTAAGCACCCGACCACAATACATCTGCCTCGCAGTCGATCCGTACGCCGCCGCGTATGACTCGATCAGTGTGTCGTTCGATGCGCGAGAGTAACTCACCGGCCTGCCGTTTTTCCAGGTCGTTTCACCGGCGGCGTGCTCATAACGCGACTCGCTGCGGCACGGTTTTATCGTCCAGTCGGCACCTCGGCGCACGACTCTGACACCAGCGTTTTCTGCATCGCGCGCTGAAACGCTGAGCAGCGGCAAAATCAAATCAGCACCCATCAGCTTGATGCGCGACTCAAATCCGGCCGCTTTATATGATACGCAGTCTGAGTTAAGCACGGCTCGATCAATCAGCCACGCTGCAACACTCTCACGAGAGAGCGTGCTTGGCGGTTTATTCAGCGTGCGAATGCGTGATGTGATCGATGCGACCAGCCTGCTGGCATACGATTTTTGCGCTTGAGCGCGAGAGATGCGCGCATAAATCGGGATAGTGCGCCCGCGTAATCTCGCTGTGCGCACCGGTGCGCAGGGGATTGAGCGTGCCGAAACCCTGGCGACATAACGATCAGCGATCGCCTCGCTCATTGAGCGTTTGTTCAACTATTTAGCTGCGATCAATGCTTTGATACGGACGTACGACGGGTGTATGCGGCTTGATTTTTTCATGTTTTTCTCCTCTGCTCGTGGCCTACGGCCCGGCTGATAGTGAGACCCGGTGCCCCCGGGTGGGAAAACAGATTGCCTCTGTCCATGGTTAAAATATACGCTCATTGAGCGCACATATCAACCTGTTCAACCATTATTTTAACGCCATCCGACGAACGGTGTATATTAGCTTTTTATTCTGTTTGTAAAAAACACTAACACCATCTGGTGACTAAACGCCTCATGCCTCATTTAGTTTTTTCCCTGGGAACATCAGATTTAGCCGCACGGTTCGCAGCAGGGCCTGATAGGGGAGCCATTTTCCCCTGCTGTGAACATTTAGCTTTTCGCCGGCTAATAGCGCATCAGGAACATATTCGATTGTTATTTGTTTCTGCTTCATCTCCATTTTTGAGACGAAGCTGGAAATGAATCGGCGTTTCAGCTGCTTTGTTTCGTCGTTTTTTAGCATGCTTATCAGAAATTCCGATAGCTCGGAGGGCGTTATCTCTGGATATTTTGGTGGCTGGGCGCGGTCTATTTCGTCCAGGCTTCTTTTTATCGATAAAATCCGGTCATTATTGGATTTTATACGCGGTGATAGCTCGGCAATAGTTAGCGCGCCGGCGGGATCCTCTAAAATACTATAAAGTCGGTCGTTCTTTTTCCTCAGTTGATCTAGCTCTGCCTCTAGCTCGTGGCCGGTGGTCTTTTTTTCTGCTGCCCATTGTTTCGCTGCCACGTTTACATGGTCGGCTATGTTTTTAATGTTCTTCGGTGAAAATATGCGGGCGCAAATTTCATCAGAAAACCAGCTGTCCAGTTTGTCGGCTCGAATAGCCTGGCTCTGGCAGCCTTCGCCTGTGCGGTGCGTTCTGCAGTCATAGTAATGGTACGTCTTTGATCTGTTGCGCCCGCTGTATGCCTGCATTAAATGTCCACAATGCCCACACCGTAGCATACCGGTGAAAAGCCACTGGCTAAGCGGTGAGCCTGTGGTGTCCGGCCTGGCCAGATCATCCATTATTTTCTGCACTTTGCACCATGTTTCCTGGCTAATAATTGGTTTGTGGCTGTCCGTAACTATCCACTTTTTCTGGTCCTGGCTGATATATTGGTGGTTTCTTTTCCCGTATATCGTCTGGCCGATCATTTTTGTATTTCTGAGGATCGAAGTAATTCTTTTTTTCGTCCAGCGTTCCCGCCTCATCATTATTCCCTGATTATTTAATAAATCAGCGATCGCTTTTGCCCCGTAACCTTCCAGCCGGAGCTCGAAAATCCGAATCACCAGCCGGGATTCGTCCTCGTCTGGAACAAGTATTTTCCTTTTGTTGTTATCAGGGTGGATTTCAGAGCGGTACCCGAACGGCAGCCGGCCACCATTAAAAAAACCATCCCGGCTATTTTTCGCCATCGATCTGCGGGTGTCGGCTGCTATCTGGATTGATTGGTGCTCATCGAATAGTTCCAAAATGCTTTCATGTAAAAAACCAGAATCCGATTCTGCGATTTCTGCAGTGCAGTACATCACCCTGGTACCGGCTTTTAATAAACGCCTTTTATTCAGCTTGGCCTCGAGCATATTCCGTGCAAATCGGCTAGTTGACCAGACAATAAAATAATCTACCTTTGTCATTTCACAAAAGGCCATCGCCGCCTGGAAGTCGGCCCGGCGATCGTTCCGTCCGGTCTTATCTCGG